TTGCGTTCCATCTAATGTTCCTGTAGTACCAAACCTGTATTCAGCATCACGCATTTTAGACAATATTGATATAAGTGACTTAGCTTTAAAGTTATGTGCTTCATCACCAATCACTGCACCAAATTGGCTAAACCAATCTGGCCCAAGCTTATATATCGATTGCCAGGTAGATACAATAATACGTTCATTCTCTGCAAATTTAGGTCTACCAGAATATATTCTATGTATAGTAGATTCATGATCAAATGTATCATCGTATTGACTGTAGTCACCAAAGTCAGTATACATCTGGTTAACTAACGATGTAGTAGGCACAACAATTAATACTTTGTTTTCATATCTCTCTAAGAACCATCTGATAATAAGATATATGATAAGAGACTTACCAGATGCAGTAGGAGATATTAATAGCGCGCGTTTTTTAGATAATGCATGATGTACAGCTTCTAGTTGATAATCACGTGGCTCAATTGCTTTACCATTAGATGATAATGTTAAATCATCTATCCATGACATATCAACAACTGAGTCAGTACTTGGCACACCATAATAACCATCATGCTCAATTTCAATATGATAATCTCTGCCTGGAGTACTGGCAAATTCTTGTAGATACGCAAACAAACCGCCAGGTAATTCACCTACACGTACATCGAATAAACGTATCTTGCCATCCCACATTTTGTTTTTATATGCCGGCATAAACTTATAGCCAGGCACAAAAAATGTAAAGAAGTCAGATATTTCATTCATAATACCTGGATCTGTTGTTATTGTAAGAAATGCGTGATTCTTTTTCTTCACGCTAATAGTCTCAGACATTATGCACCTGATTCAAATCGCCGCCAATCAATAGCGTTTTTGATACTAGAATGTCTCCATCGAATGTTGTTAATGATTTCTTCAAGGGTTTCCTTGATAGTCTTAATGTATTCAATACGTGCTTCTGCTTCTTGAATGTGGGGATCAGAATTATAATAATAATCCATTTCGCCTTTAAGAACCTTAAGCCCATTTAATGCATCATACTCCCACCCAAGTTCATCAATCTGATCTTTAGTGAGTTTACCATTATACCAAAGCCACTTCTTCTTAAGAAGGACTTTGAATTCCATATCTTTACGCTTCAATTGAAGCTTGGTTGTTGTTAAGAGTTCTAAGTACTTAGCATGCAATTTAGCAGAATCTATAGATGCCTGATCTAAACGAAGTTCATCGATCTTTGAATCTTCTTTCCACATTTCTAAGATTTTTTCAATATTCATCATTATAATCACCTTATCATATTATCAATATTATTTATACTAGGTCACCATTGGCTTAAATTTAAAGTAAGAGTACTGAAATGTAACACTGGCTGTAAGATATTCTACATCGGTTGTTGTAGCATCAAATGGCAACGAGCTTAAGTTGATTGGATAAGCATCTACAAATTGTATTTCATTAGATACGTTGTTATGGCTATTTAGAATTTGTAATGTAACATCACGTTCTTTTCTAACACCATAGTCATCTTCAGTTACAAGACCAAGGATCCAATCATGGATTTCCTTGTAGTTGTGCATATTCTCATCAACAAGGAATGTTAAGTCAAATGGGTTATATTCAACTTTATCGGGTGCCATTCCAATATTTCTCATTGGGGTATTAAGTACTGCAGCCGAGACGCTCATATCTGGTAATGCAATAGTCTGTACAGTATACTGAGAATTAGGGTATTTTTTAGAATCAATTACAAGTCTAAACCCAGACGGAGTTATATAGGACAGATTCTCTACAAGCGTTGTTGTTGCTTGTTCTGAGAAATTAATATTTGGTTGATATGGCATTTAATCCTCCACGTTATATACCTATTTATAACGAAAAAAGGGCAGCCTTTCGGCTGCCCCCTCTAATCGTTATGGAGAAGGTTTTAGCCTTCGCCTAGAATGTTGTCTACCTTAAAGATACGGTAGTATTGGTTCGAACGATCTGCACCAGTATCGTTACCAGCAGTTGCACCAACGAATGGGTTAGCAACCATGCCGTAACGAGTTTTGAAGCCGATTTTCGGTTGGAAAGAATTCTCACCAACTGCACGGACCATTGTCAACGGTACATATGGACAGTAGAACAAGCCTGCGTCATATGCGTTTGTACCTTTATAGCCCATGTTAACATAGTTAACAGCAGCATATGGATCGATGTACACTTTCATGCCACCAGCCAAAGTACCAGCAAATGTGTTACCAGCATCGTCAATGTTCAAGTTTGCATTCGCAGCAAGAGCTGGAGTGTAATCTAGCATACCTGATGCAGATAGTGCAGCAGCTACGTCAGATGAACAGATGATGAAGTTACCTTTACCGCGACGTGTTTCTTTCGCGATTGTATTTGCTTCACGTTGAATTTGTACAAGCAATCCTTTGTACTTCTCTACAGACCAACGACCGTCAGCATCTGTATCCAAGTCAAAAGTACCAGCAGTTGTTAGGTCAGCTTGTTGCGCACCCAATTTAGCTTTCATGTTGATTGTACGGATAACTTCACGGTTGATTTCAGCAAGAATTTCAGCAGACAAGATGTTTGCTAGTTCTGCTTCTGCATCAAGACCATGCACAGCTTTAAGATCTTGTGCAAGTTCCATTGTGTACTCAGCTTTCAAAGCACGAGACTTTGCAGTCACAGTTGCTTTTTCAATTGAGAACGCCATTTCTGGGAATGCATTCGAACCTGAATCACCAAGTGCTTCAGCAGTTGCTGTAGCCATGGCTGTACCTGGAGCATATTCTGCAACTGTATCAGCGTCGTTACCAGCTGAACCACCAGAAGCTGGATCGTCACCAGCGAAAGGATCGTTGTTGCCAGCATCTGCAGCACCAGTATCACCAGATGCAGCACCAGAGAATGCAGTGTCTGCTTCTGCGAACAATGCTTCTGTACCATTTTGTGCAGTATAACGTGACTTCATTGCGAAGATCAAGCCAGTTGGACCAGTCATTGGCTGTACACCAGCAATATCGTATGCCATCAAGTTTGGCATTGCACGACGTACTAATGAGATCAAGATTGGATCCCAGTTATCGATTCCAGCACCAGTTGCGTTAGCAGGTGCAGCTTCTGTCAATGTGAAGTTCTGATGTCCACGCTCTTCAACAAGCGCTTTTTCAGTGTTTTCCAACATGACTGCAGTTACGGCACGTTTGTGCGCATCTGCGATTGAAGGAGCCTCAGCAGCTTCCATTACTGGCTGCCATTTCTCCATGAGGTTTTTATCTGCGTTAAACATTATTGTTTACTCCGTTAATTAGATAGTTTGTTTTAAGGCAGCCAAGTAGCTTTGCATACGAGGAGAAACAGATACTTCATCTGCAGACTCATCGATAGCTTCGACTTCTTCGCTAACAGTGGTTTTAGTCACTTCTTTGAAATATGTTTCTTTGATTGTATCGACTTTTGCAGTAAATTCAGCTGCAGTGTCATAAGTAACATCTTCAACAAGTGATTTAAGCTTTTCAGCTTGTGCTTCGCTCAAACCAGTTGCAGATTCACGTACGATTGCATCACGAGTAAGAGTTTTTACTTCGTTAGACAATTCGATGTTTTTCTGCTCGGAAACGTTAACCGCTTCTTCAAGGTTGTCTACCTTCGTAGCAAGATCGTCGACTAGGTCAACTTTGCTTTCCGGTACATCAACATAGTGCTCAGTGAACACACCATGAAGGGCAGTCATAAAGCTTTCAGCAACTTCGGTACGTAGACCGTTTTCTACTGCAAGTTTATTTTCTTCCATCCAGTTTTCGACGACGTAGTTGAGGTAGCCATCAACTTTCTCGACCAATTCAGAATGAATACGAGTTGTTTCTTCAGCTAACTCTTCTTGGTAAGATTCTTCCAAACGTGCAACGTTAGTTGCTAGTTTAGATTTTAGTGCAGCTTCAAAAATGATTGCAGCTTTACCTTTGAATCCTTCAGAAAGAGTTGCTTCATCAGCAACCAATGCATTCAAATCTTCTTCAAAGTGAGATTCAGATACAGTATTTGCATCATCAGTCTCTACGCTCTCAGTTGCACACATAGCTTCATATGCAGCTTTAAGCTCTTCTTTTTTCATCTTCGACATTTTGCCATACATAGCATTAACCATACCTGCTTTTGTCTTTGGTGCAGTTGCTTGTGCAGGCGCTGACTTCTTAATTACAGCAGCGTCTGTTTCAGCAGCTTTCTCACCATCAACTTCAGGTGCAGCCTTTGCCTCGTCCAGGTGATCCCCATCAGAAACTTCAACGTTCTCAAGGGTCTCATCTTGGAGCTTTTCGGCAATGTCTTCGACTTCGATATTTTCGATATCAGACATTAAAGTCTCCTATTGAGTTAAAGTTTTGAGAGGAAATCTTTGAAAACTTTCATCTGGACATTGGACATGTCGGCAGATTTGGCCTCTTTGATCTCAGTCTCGAACTGTTCAATTTCTTGTGCTTTTAGAATACCATTATCCCAAACCCAATCTACTCCCTCCATGATGCCATTTACAAAGGCCTCAGGAGCAGAAGGATCTTGTACGATATCTACAGTAGATAAGATAAAATCGTTACCTACCATATTAACATCGCCTTTACGCACAAGACTACCCATACCACGACTAGAAACACCAAGCTGAACACCGCCTTCCATCAGACCCTTTACAATCTGACCCATAGGAGTATTCAATATTAGTGCCTTACCCATCACATTATCACCATCCCATTTAAGTTCGGTGATGCGATGAGATACTTTATCCAAATTGACAGTAGGACCTTCTGGGTGATTCAATTCACCTACGGCTCTACCTTTGGAAACTTGTTCAGCAGTGTATTTTGCCACTGCTTTTTCTAGGACTGCTTTTGGGTAGATCCTGCCATTGCGGTTCTTGCCCTCAGCTTGCATGAAGATGCCTTCAATAATAGCGGTTTTCTCGCCCTTATCATTAGCTTCTGTCATATACTCTAATTGAGTATCTAGATGTTCTGTAATTAATTTCATACTATCCTCTCGGAATCGCTAGACTTGTTAACTTTACGCCAGCATTAGCTGCAAAGATAACTTCATCTTTTTGTTTTCTAATAATGACATGCTCATCCGACATAATAGTAAAACTACCAATGACTGTTCCATTTTGCGCGGTAGCCAACGTAACAAGGTGTGCTGCTGATGTAGTATTAATAATACGTACATTAACACCATCTGATACTGTTGTTGCAGTTCCTGTACCAGTAGGAGCTGCGATCTCTGCGCTAAGTGGTCTAATTTCAGCCATTGTTTATTTTCCCATTAACTTAGTAAAATCTTTAATTGCTTTTTCA